ATTGACGGCCAAGAATAAAGTTAAGTGCCTTCTCTGCAGAAGGTGTATCTAGAACCTCACCCATGAAGTTATCTGTAACTCCAATTTGGGCCATGATTGATTCTCTAAATACATTGTTTTCAGTAATCTGCAGTTCCATCTTAAGAAGGTCTCTAATGCCTGCATTTGCTGGGTCTTGAATAATTTCTTTAAGAATTTCTGCGTCTTCGTGTGCTTTCTGACGAAGTAGGTTAAAATAGTTTTCTTTGTCTTTCAAATCTAAAGTTTTATTGTTGAGAGTGTTAATTTCATTCTCTAAACGTGCTATTTCATCTTGAGGAGCCTTGATTGACTCTAGAACCTTCATAAGGTTAGGACCAAGGTTAGTTGGGTCAAGTACTTCTGCTGCAGCGTTGCCAAACTCAGCACCCTTTGCAGCCAGACGTTTAGTATTAGTAACTACTACGCCACCAGTTTGACCGTAAATCGAACGGATGTTCGAAAAGCCATCAACTTGCCAGACCTTTGCTACCAGGTCAATAACTTTTCCTGCAACTGCAGGGTTTTTGTAATCTGCAATTCTTTGTAGTAGCGTTGAAAGCGGTGTTGCACCAGCCAATTGGTCGCCAGTTACAAAAACAGAACCTAGGAAACCATCAAGATTTGCTGCACCATCTCTTAGATTGGTAGAAAGTTCTGTTAGAACACGGAACTCTGCCTCAGGCGCTTTCTTTGCAAGTTTATCTAACTCATCTGCAAACTTAGCACGACGAAGAGACTCAGCATTACGAACCTTTTGGCTAGCATCTACAAATGTATCTGCAATATCGAGTAGTTTAAGTTCTTTTCCAGCCTTAAGTGTGACTGCAAACTCATCTGCTACATTTCCAGCAGCATGAACACCTACAGAAATTTTACCCATCTGTGGAACTTCGTCCATAATGATAAGTCCGTCAAAGAATCCACCAGTGTTTTTCATATCTGCAGCAAGAAGTGAGATTGCTTTAGTCATTTCACCAGTTTGAACCTTGGGATTTTTAATAAACCACTCAGCAATAGCACTTGGAGATAGTGTTGCTTCTGCTGCTTTGTCTACACCTTCCCAGGCATAAATATCTTTGTTAGTATTAAGAAGTTTCTGGAATGTTCCCATTTGAGCATTAATAATAATAGTTTCATTGGCAATAATTTCTTGCTCTAACTTCTTGTACTTAGAAGAATAACGCTTGTAAGGGCTTGAAATCTTCTTATTAACTTTATCTCTGACAATTTGGTTAGTCTTTTCAAGTTCATCAATGGCTTCTTTAGCCATAACGTCAAAGCCAGCCTTGTTAACTTGTGATAGTTCTTTAGTCAAGTTAGTAACAGTCTTGCCTTGCGTCAGTAATTTACCTACAGCACCAGGACCAAACCAAGTTGATGGGTCTGCTGCAACGTTAAGAACTGCATCGACAATGCCAGATGAAATATGATAGGCATTGCTATTAGGGTTCATTCCAATGCCATTAAAAATACTGCGCCCAATGGTAAATGATTCGCCATTAATTTGGCCATACTTACCCATTGCTCTAGCCTGTGCTTTGCCTACCTTAGTCTCAGGTCCAATAAAGAAACCAGAACCTGTACCTTTTCCACCACTGGCTACAAGTGAACCAAGTGTTGTTGCTCGAAAAGCATTACCCATATCCGTAAGTGCATCTTCACCAGCAGTTAAGTTGCGGACTCCAACTGTTGCAATATCATACGGCAAGCGAAGTCCTGCAAAAGTAGTACGGATTGTACCCTTAAATGGATTGTAGACTGCTTCTCTAAAAGTTTTATCCATAGCACCTAAGATGCCACGGTCAGGCTTTACACTACTCTTAAGTTTATCAACTTTAAATTTCTCGTTCTTAAGTGCAGCAATACCATCAATGGTTGCAATCTTACCTAATCCAGGAGTATCTGCATTCAAACCTTGACGGACCATTGCAATAGCAACGTCGTTGCTTATTCCAGGGTACTTGTTAGTAATAGAATTAAGGTTTGATAATGATTCAGGGGTTAAGGAAGATACTTGCACTTCCATTAAGCGCTGTGCAGGAGTTAATACTTTAGGATTAGCCATTAATCCATTAATTCCATTTCGTTAAGCGACTCAACCATCATGAATAATTGACGTGACTCAGGGTTAGCCTTAGCCATGGCGCGAATAAACATAGAATCTGGATTTAACATTTCAACAGTAGGCGCTTGTGCTTCTGCTCCACGGCCTGGACCACCAGGTGCACCATCTGAAAGAGGAACTCCATTACGTCCAGAACCAGGTGCAAATGCACTGATAGAAGGAATCTGAGATACAGGAGTGCCTGTATTCATATTTACGCTAGAAGCATCAGTAGATGCTGCTCCAGCAAGAGCAGTTAAATCTTGACGATTGGTGTATGCACCACCAGATGCATACTGAATCTTTGCTTCACGCTGAATCTTTGCTACGCGCTCAGAAACATTATTATCAGTGCGAGATGAGTTTGCTCCCATGCCTGAGACTTTTTCATTAACAGCCATTAGTCTTCATCCTCATCTAAGTATTTTCTAACATCATCTAGTGTTGGTGCTGATACCATCCATTCAGGACGCATCTCTTTTGCGGATAAAATCCATAGAGCATTATCAACTGTAAATCCTGCTTTGCGCAAAGACTTATAAAATTCGTGTAACTCAATGGCGTACTGGTCTAGTTTTGAGTAATCTTCATCAACTACTCGCTTCTTCCTTGTGGCCATTTTATCCCCCTAAGCCTGCTAACATTGTTTCTAAATCTGCTGGTCCCTGTTGTTGAGGGGCCCCGCCAGAAGGTTGTCCAGGAGCCGCTGGGGACGGGGGCACTTGCTCAACTGGGCCTTGTGAACCTGGCGGAGCCATCTCCGACTGTGGAGGCTGTTCAGGTGTTTCCACCTTAAACACTGCCAACGCAGCAGACTCTATGCTCTCCCCTTTACGGCGACGTTCAATAACTTTTGCAATATTCTCAATTAGTTTAGATGGGTCAGCACCTTGTGCCACCATTGCTGGAATTGCTTGCGCACTTGCAGTAATAGATGCAGTAAGATTCTCGCGCATCTTTTCAATCTCAATACGTTGTTCTTCCATAGTAACGTTAACGCTCCATGGTAACTCGCGACGAATAAAGTCCTTAGATACTAAATCAGCACCCAATGCTTGGAGAGAGAAAATTAGAGCGCGTGAAGGGTCTAATCCAGCCATCAAGCCATATCGGACTTCTACCGAAGTATCGCCCTTAATGTCCTTGCCTGGCATGTACTTTAACTCGTACGGTGTTCCTTGCGCGGTTCCTCTAACTGTCTTCTTTTCATTGAAAAGGAGTTCATCCATTTCGAAACATAACTTGATGACATCTTCCAACACCTCAGCAAGAACTGTTTGACCAGCCTTAATCTGAGAGTCGAAAGCACCAAGCAATGCCTGGACACCTTGGCCAGTGATAACACTAGCGTCAATGTTTCCAGTTCTACCCTCAGGATATCGAGCACCAAGTCTTAATTCTGATTGGAGTGCTGATTGCTCCTGGAAAGTAGCAGCGGGAATGTCCAAACGGACACGCCCAACACCATTAGGATTTGTAGTACGAATGATTGCATCTGGGCCCATAGGCATATCCAGAACATCATCAGGTACTACAAGTGGAGCCTGGATAGACTTTTCAGCCGCTTCCATGGCTAGGTTAGCAAAACGAGCACGAGCAAGTTGTACGAAGATTACATCATCAAACTGTCCGCGAGGCTTTCCATCAATAGATGGACGCTCTGCAACTACTACGGTCATCTTACCCATAGGATTTGCAGCACTACTAAGTACTAAATCTTTACGTGAAGGAACATACAAGATGATTGAATCTTTATCCATATAGCGGATGATTTCAATCTCTTGGTTCAAGTTCTGGTCATAGCCAAACTGACCCAGTAGTGCACGGTCAAACTCAGGGAACTCATTGACTAGTTCAATCAATGTCTTGTTGTAACGCTTAGCGTATGCAACTAAACGACCAAAACGGTCACGCTCATAGTAAACACCAGTTGGGTCTTCTACGCGAATACGAGGAAGGTTGGCATCCCAGTCTGCCTCAATATGTATAGGCAAGAAACCATAGGAGAAGTACTGGTCAGAACCTGGGTACATCTGAGTCTGCAAACGAGATGTATAGACATAGTTGTTTGCAATCATGCTGCGCTTGTCAGCAAACTCACGAGCATTATCTGATGTTACATTTGTAGTAGAGCAATTGATAGAAGGTAGCGGTGCTAGAACTTCTGCCAAGTCGCGTGCTGCGACATCGATAAAGTTAGCAACCATGGCATGTGACATTCCCTCAGGGAACATGTCGGGAAATATCTCGACCATTTTCCCTTGGCGCACAGCAAGTACGTTAGCCATTTGGGTATCGCGCTCATAAGCACGATGCTTCATAGACTCTACGCGACGTGCGATGAGTTTGATGTCTACCATTGTTGTCCTAACGATTGATTAAAAATTATTTTAACGAGTGCGGCGAATGACTGATTCAGCACGCGCTAATGTACGCTTGCGGTCTGCAATTCTACGTGCTTGCATTTGCTTTGTTTCTTTATCAGATAAATTTTTTGCACCTTTAGGAAGAGTAAAAAGTGTATCCGCAGTCTTAGGACTTCGGGCTAATTTGCCAAATGCTATTGATTGCTTAGGTGTCATTGGCAAAGTATATGAAGTATTTGGATTATAATTACTTGGTCCTTCTACCTTAACTTTTTTATCTACTGGTTTCTTAGCACTCTTTGAAGTTGTACGTGAAACTGTTGCTTTTTTCATGGCTGCCATTCGTATCTCCTGTTATTCGTATTGAGCAAATTCGTAATCGTTTAGATTTATCATGTAACGATTACCTTGTTGTTTGGGTGTTGCCCACTTGTTTGGTATGTGACTTTGCCCCATACGTGTTGTACTGATTACTTCACGTGCACGCAGTTCACAGAACCACAATGCCATCACGCAGTCAGTCTTACCCTTAGTATCTGGCTTCCAAGTAATTAACTGTTGGATTAAAGCCTTGACACCTTCTGAACCATCTTGCGATGGAAGTTCAATTAAGTTATCATCTTGATGTACATTGCTGCGCATAGTCCCAAACAGGCCTGACATAGCAGCCACACCGAAACCAGTATCCCATTTATTCCTACCAGTAAACTGGCTAGAGAATCTCACACCAGCCGAGGCAAGGAAATTACGCAAGACTTCATCTAAAGCATAAGCCTTCTGATGAGCGTTAGTCTCAATGCGTAGTTCTTGAGGATGATACTTACCAACCCAGTCCTCAATCAATCGTTGAATCTTCTGAGGAGTAGGCTCTTGCATATTCTCTACATCAAGGACGTAGCGTTTTCTAGTCTGACGGTCAACCGTCATAATAACAGCAGCGGTATTACCAGCCATCGCGGGGTCTAAGCCCATAATGGTGTACCACTGACCTTGCGCTTCTGGATGACCAGGAGTTCCAGGCTTTAGATTCCCGCGTTTGCGCATCCTGTTGATTGAACCTTGGACGCAAGCAGGGGGAAAAATAGAGTCTTCTTGGACATCTTGCTGTTGATAAACAAGTGCCCAAGCAGAAGGAGAGACCTCTGAACGTCTACGAAACAGTGCTGGCCCGTTCCATTTAGGATAAAGACCGTCCTCATCGGGAAGGATGTCATCTTCTGAACCCTCCCATGGGATATTAGACTTTGGCCAAAGGGTAGTCCATTGTTCTGGGTCATCGTTATACTCCAATACTGCTGGCATTGACATGTAGGTAAACGG